CCTAACTCTCTATAAAATTCCATAGGGGGTGTCGGTAAAGGTTATGCCTCGATAACCCGTTATCCCAATTTAGTATTGGTTTAACGGAGATCACTTGCTTCACAGAATTTCTCCGTGAAGCGCGTATACCCATAGAGGTATCGAGCCAGGGGTCATTGGGTTCAAATGGGCTCCTAGGAGCCTGCTCGAACTTATGACGAAGCGTAATCATATACCGTACTGAATCACGAGATGAATACCATCGTGCTTCAATATTGTAAGTGACTGCATAAGGTAGACAGAAACCAACATCTGTCTTCTTAAGTTGACCGCTCCTGACAAGACACTCTACTTCAAGGTTCGACAAGTAAGGTCTAAGACCTTGATTGTTTAGAACAGCCATAGGACAAGACAGGTTACCCTCGTCAGCGCTAATAGGACCATAAGTTATATGGTTCTTTGGCATTGATGAAAGCACCTGCTCGTAAAGTGTATCTAGACACGTATTGTAACTTCTCGAGAGAATAATCTCTGAGATCCTGTTACAAACATGGTAGATATCACGATACGTTCTTATAGCACGCTTGAGATAGTATGGACGTACGTTAATGCCTTGGAAATAATCGCATCCACAGCTCTCTTTGAAAGGTCCCTCAACAAATGATTTCTCGGTATTAACCGAAAAACCAGAATATTGAAGGGCCCTGAGAACGTGTGGAACGGTTTTCTCTCGTACAATAATGTCATCACCATAAATGGAGATGTCATTAGGAGTACAAGGAAAGCCAGCCTCTTCGATAGCAGATTTACAAATGCTATAAAAGAGGAGCGACTCCAGCGGAAAGGTGAACCCATTACCCATAGCACAAAACTTTTGGTAATGGATAGTTTTCCCTTCTAATGTCCCAGACTTGTGTCTAAGGTCATCCAGAAAGGCAAACCAATCACCTGGCAGCAAACACTTAACAAGTTCTACAGAAATTGTGTCCGAAGCGGACGCAAGATCAATTGTAGAAAATTGATTGGTGTTTGGTGTGTCGTCATGATTACGATTGAACTTAGAACCAAGCAGTGCGAACCGCTGGTTCTTCGTTTGATCGGTCAAGTCGACACCCCACATCTTCAACCTCTTCTCCATATGGGCCTTAACACCCAACTGAAGAAAGATGTTTAGAGATGCGCCTACCGCAATTGGCCTGTCGGTTTTACAGGTCTTAGGCACAAAAGTGATCTTATCGTTTGCAACTTCGTCCACCACATCCTTAAGGAGCATAAGCTCCTTTTGGTATTGTGGCGAGCCGGAAGGAGGTAACTCCTTACGACGCCCAGTGGATTCGAGATAATCGATCCACTTCGGGTCCGAGGAAATAGCTGCAAACGCGTAAAGCCTAGCTGAATCTGTTACGGTATAAGGGATATCCAAGTACTTATAGTACTCAGTAACCCTATTACCGCGACTAGATGCAGTAGACCCTGGTCCGTGCTTACCTGAGGAGATAATTTTCATTATCAGCTCGGGGCTGAGAGTGCCAAGAATATCGGAGATGATAGCCCGACACCTTGGAACCCAAGAAGGAAATACGCTTGCTGCCTGGTCGGCAGCAATCCTCTCATTAGTCAGTCTACACTTTTCCTCTGCTGCAAGAAGGCTATTAATAGCCTCCTCGCGCGGATTAGAGTTAAGATCTGATTTAGTGAAAGGGTATTTCTTCAACAGCGCACAGACCTGCCTCTCTGCGTAAATCAAACGCACATCGTCAGAGCAAGAGTACAACTGTGCTCGAGCTTCAAGACGAGAAACCAGGGAGAGATACTTTGTTACAGATTTACTTCGGCAAGCCGAAATAACGTCTGCAACGGTATCAATCCCTAGTATAGAGGCGGAGCGCTTTACGTAACACTCCAATAGCATCCAGGGATCGAGCTCACGCTCTATCTTCTGGAGAGAATCCCGTTTCCGGAGATTCTCAGGCTTAAAGTACTTCCGCATGGATTTACTCCAATGGTGTTTAATCTCAGGGCTCTTGTAGCAGCTGTAAGATAGCCTGTAATAGCGCTACTACAGCAGTGATTACAAGTGTCCAAACCTTAGTTTTCATAAGGAGAGATTAATACTGAGTTTTGCCGATGACTGCTACACCTTCAACAAGTGTGGCGTTCGCGACAGCCGCAGAAATGCGAGCCATAGCTTCATCGACATCAGACGCTGAAACACCGACTGGCACAGACGTGACCAGTTCGAATTTCATGTCCTTGACTTCAGTTTCACCACCAGGGGTTGGAACCGTAACACTAGTAACTAGATTAATACTAGCGCGACGATTTCCAAAAGTGACACCACTTCGCTTCGGAGAAGCGGAGTTGAGGATCACTTGGTCCTTACTCATATCAGAGTGATTAGCTCCGATGTAAGTAGTGCGAAAGCCCTCTGCCGAGAGCTGTTGGTACGTTACATCTGCGTTAG